CGTGGTCATGCTGCGCCCTCCCCCAGCGTCGGCACCGTCTGTTCCCAGCTGCCGGTCAGGATCAGGTGCGGATTGTTTTCGGTGCCGTCGCAGTCCAGTTCCCACATCTCCTGATAGGCGCGGTCCAGTGCTTCGGATTCCATGCGGCCTTCGCGCGGCGTGTTCGCCGTGAGCATTTCCTGCGGGATGCGATAGATGTTGATCACCTCGTCGCCCACCAGCACCAGCAGGTTGCTGCGGTCGCGCGCACCGCGCATGGTCGCGGACAGGTAGATGCCGCCGCCCGTGTGGTAGTACTCAGCGCTGTTGGACTCGCGCGCGAGCATGGTGTGGACATCGTCGTACAGGCGCGTGGCGTCGTCCTGCAGCATGGGGCGCAGGCGCGCGTACAGGCGCAGCGCAAGCTGCGTCGCCGGGTCGTCGGTGCGGTCCATCAGGTGTTGCACGCGCGCGTTTTCTTTCAGCATTCTGAGGTCGTCCAGTTGGTGTTGCACCGCGCCTGAGCGGCACTTGGTGGCGAGCGAAATCACGCGCTCCATGAGATCGATGTATTCGGGCAGTTCGGGACCGCCCATTTCGTCGGCTGCCTGCAGCGCGACATCGACGTTGCGGTAGATCATGTCCGCCGCCGCCTGTGAGAGTTCCTGTTCGCGGTTCATGCTTTCACCTTCATGCGCTTGATGATGCGGAGTGCGACGGCGTGCATCGCGTCGATGGCTTCCGGCGAGGAATCGCGGATGCCGGACCAGTCGTATCCCTGACAGGGGATGTAGCCGGGTTCCCCGTATCCGTCCGAATGCGCCCAGAGTTCGCGCGCCATGCGGTCGCTGGCTGCGTACCACGCCGTGTGGATTTCAACCATCTTGCGCGAGTGATCCTCGCAGCGGATGAACTTGTCCGGGTTGCAGCCGCAGGCGCGCACGGCAGGCTTGGGCGTTCCGAACAGCGATTCGGCAGAGACTTCCTCGCTGACGAATTTGCCTTCGGCGTTGATGTGGACGACGGTGATCGTGGATTTCATTTCTGCGCTTCCTTGGTGGCGGACTTGGCGAGGGAGAGCCATGTGGTGAGGCTCATGGGGGAGTAGCACGGGCGGTCGTTGAAGTTGTAGTAGACGCGGAAGCCGCGCCGCCCATAGGCGAGAACCTCTTCGGTGCGGCGCACCGTGAAGGTGTCGCCGCCGAGCGTGATCGCAGTGCCGATAGCGGGCAGTTGGTCTGGCGTGGTCATTGTCGGTCAGTTCGCGGTCGCGGCGAGATAGACGGCCAGCGCGCGGTCGAACGGCAGCCAGTTCAGTACCTGCAGCGCGCCCAGCCGGGTGAGGGTTTCGACGCGGCGCGATTCGTGGCCAGCGGTGCGCAGCCACTCGTCAATGCTGGCGCGCGGCTTGACCTGATAGAGCCTGCCGTCCGGCTTGGTGAACACGACGGCGCGTTTCATGAGCCGCTTGAGGTCGCCCGTGACGAGGTGCGCGTGCAGCGCGTCGTCGATCAGGCTTTCGGCATCCTGCGCATAGCTGAAAGGCAGCGACTCGTCGTGCGGATTGCGCAGCGTGGGGCTGACCTTGTCCGGCAGCGTCTGCGCATAGGAATTGATCCGCACGCGCAGTTCCTGCGGTTCAATCCATGTGCAGCCGCCGTGGCCGTCATTGCGCGCGGTGCCGCAGCGCTTGCCGTCCACATAGATGGTGGCTTGGAAACAGGTCGTTTCCTCAGAGGCGAAGGCGGCGACCTTCACATTGCGTAGTTCGATTTTCATTGCGTGGTTTCCTTTCGGGTTGATGGGTGCGCGAGTGCATCCCATGTGTCAATTCTATTTTCAGTGTGGCAACTTTGTCAATAGGTCAAAGCGACAATTCGAGCGTTCCATGCGGGTGAGATCCAGTGCCTGGCGCGGGCAAGCCGGGTCCAGGCCCCGCGCTCGAGCGCGGGGTTGTTGCGTTGCATGCGGCGAGTGTTCGCGCGGCTCGCGCGTTGCGCGTCAGTCCATGCGCGAGCCGCTATGGGCGTCGATGCCGCACTCGCGAAGCGTGGCGGCGGCGGCTCGCGCAAAAGCCTCTTTGCGCGTCATGCTCTGACCGAATTCGTGAACCCAGATTTGCAAGCCGCCGCCATAGGCTTTGCGCGCCAGTCCGGTGGACTTCGCCCAGCGCCCGAATGCGGTATTGCCAGCGAATGAAACCCATGCGAAGCCGCACGCGCCATCATTCAGGATGTGAACCCGCGCGCCCTGTATCGGGTTGCCGTATAGATCAGTCTGCACAGCCGCGATGGGCTGCGGCGTGATTGCGGCAGCTGCCGCCATTCCGGCAGTGTAGGCTGTCGTCCAGATTGCCTGATATTCGGATTTCATGAGTGCGTTGCGCATTGCGTTTTCCTTTTTGGCTTGGTTTGGTGTTGCGGGATTTCCCGCTAGCGGCGATCAGTAGGGGCTGCGGTCGCGACGCGCCAGCAGCAACAGGGCGAACGGCCCCAGAATGCAGAAAAAATTCAGGAACAAATAGGCATATAGGCTCATCATTGCGGCATCCCCTTGTGCGAGCCGGAACGGCTCACCAATTGCGCCGCGCGTTGCATGCGGCGCAATCAGTGAAGCGTCACGCGAAAGCAGGAACCTGTTGCTCTGTCTGGCGCGCGACGCGACGCGCGACACTGCGCGTGGGCTGCAGCATGGGGCGGTCGATATCGACCACGAAACCGCTAGTGTCCTTTTTCGCGCGCCCTTTGGCGCGCAACCCGACTACCACGCCGCGCGCGTCCAGAAAACGCAAGTCGGATTCATCCCCGTCTATCACTTCGCGACCCAGAAAACGCGAGGGCAATGGCGCGCCCTTTTTGACGCGGAAGACGGTCACGATATTGGTTTCGGGCTGCGTATTCATGACGCGCGCAACGTACGGCAGGAACGCGACCGCAGAGGAGAATGAGAAACTCAGGTGATAGTTTGGAATCCCGACAGCGCGGCGGCGATTCGGGATTTTGGTGTAGTCGTAGCACTGCAGCGCGGGGAACGCCGCGAAGATATGCGGATACGCAACGCCGTTCCATGTGACCGGCTCGTCTTCCCAGCGTATGTCGCTCGTGCCATTCAGGCGTAGCGCAGGCTTCAATCCCTTGCGTTCCGCTTTGGCGATGAACTTGGCAATCTCTTCGCACAATTGCGCGAGAAACACGGCGCGGTTTTCGTTGAACTCCGCACTGCGCCACAACCGCGCGCGTTGCACGTCATTGGACGGAAGTTCGCCATCCGGAGTGCTGATGGTCTGGCCGCCTTTCGCAATGCCGCCTTGACCGCCGGTATTCAGGCATCCCACGTCGCAACGCGCGATTTTCGCCATGGCGCACAGATTGACGCCGCTAGTGCTGGCGGGACTCAGGTATAGAACTGCGGTCATGAAACCGAAAGCCTGTCCTTTGACCGTTTTCGGATTCGCGTCAATATTGAGTAGCTTGCGGCGCTTCGGGGTTGCAATCTTTTTGCTAGCTTTGCGTGCCATTGGTGACTGTCCTATCGGATGCGCCGCGCGTTGTCGCGGCGTGGATAGGATTGTCACACTTGACGCAGTGTCAACATAGGAACTACGTCACACTTTCAACAAAAAAGCCTAGGCTTGATCAGCCGCGCGCCAGTGGTACGCTTTCCCCTATGCGCAAGCCGCGTCTATTGGTCCCGCTGCCGCCGCGCAACGCGCTAGCGGTCGCAATCCATCGCGCCATTGGCGCGATACTAGACAGGCAATTTCACGCATGGGCGCGCGGCGTGATCCGCTCAGGATCCTGTGAACCCCGTCACAATCCAAGTGTGACGCCCATCACACTCTGAAGACGCGCCCCAATCGCACAGAAAGCCGCACAAAGGGCGCGCACATATCCCAGTCTCATGGAAAAGCTTTCCCAAGGGGAATTGATCAGCATTCAATACGCGCAGCAGGGCGCGCCAATCCTTGAAATTGCACCCAGTGCGGACAATCGCGAAAATGGGAACGGTCAGGCCGCGCGATTTTTCATACAGAAAACCCGCTGAGCTTTTCCCATGCCAAAAGTCGAAAAGTATACTTCGCCGCCGTCGCATCGCGCGAATCAGTTCAGCGACCGAAAAACGCTCGAGGATCAGCGACTTGCGAACAGCGCGACGCGACGGCGTGGCGCGTCCAGACTGGGACGTCCAAACAAATACACTGCAGACGTGCGCGCAATGATTCACAAAGCGCTGAGCATGGTAGGCGGGGAAAAATACCTAGCGAAACAAGCGCTTGAGAACCCTTCGGCGTTCCTTCACCTATTGGCGCGCACGCTTCCGCGTGAAATTTCCGGCGTGATTGGCGCGGGAAATCTGCCAGTGTCGCGCTACACTTTGAGCATGGCGGAACTTCAGGCAATCGCGGCTTTGGGGCGGGAAAATATCAAGCGGATCAAGAGCCTGGATCAGCCGCGACGCGGGAAAGGGCGCGTTTTGATTGGACATCTAGACGGCCAAACGCCGGAAGCGCCGGACGCGCCAAACGGCAACGCGCACAAAGCGCACAAAGCGAAAAAGTATACGGTGGAAACCGCGACACAGAGCCATTCTGAGCAGGGTGCGCAGAGTGTAGATGTGGAGAATGCAGCGCCAGACGTGGGAAAACTCGAGCAGGATCAATAGCCTACCGGCAGCCGGTGCCGGTCACCCGGCATACCCCGAGCGCAGCTGGCGCGGTGAGCGTGAGGCACCCCCCCACCCCCCGGTAGTAGAACCTCGTGGTGCGCTGCAACAAGGATACGGACTCATCCATTTTGTACGGCGCAGGAATCGCATCCAACTGAGGAAACGGCCATGACGCGGCGCACCAAAATACCGAGAAACCTGCCGGTGCCGATCTCGGAAGCGGCGTTGGAGATGCAGCGGCGGCGGCGGGCGATGGATGGGTTGCTGGGGTATGCGCAGGCGATCACGATACCGGGAGCGCCGAGTGCGGAGGACGCGGACGGGTGGTTGTTCAGGCCGGTGGAGTCGGGATTGGCGGCGCATCACCGGGTGATGTTGCGGGCGATCGAGAAGTGCCTGAATTTGCCGTACGGGAGGCTGATGTTGTTTTTTCCGCCGGGAGCGGCGAAGAGTACGTACGCGGCGGTGGTGGCACCGACGTGGAAGATGGGACGGGATGCGAACACGTTCGTGCTGATGACCTCGTATGCGGCGACGCCGATCATCCGGCACTCAAAGCGGGCGCGGCAGATATGCGCGTCGGTGGAGTACCAGTCGATTTGGAACTGCCGGTTGCGGGAAGGCGAGCGCGCGGCGGACGAGTGGGAGTTGAGCAACGGCTCGCACCTGTTCGCGGCGGGGTTGCTGGGCGGGATCACGTCCTCGAGATGCGATGTGGGGATCATCGATGACCCGGTGGCGGGCCGGCAGGAGGCGGACTCCAGTGCGATCCGGCAGGCGACGCGGAGCGCGTACGAGGATGACTTCCTGACGCGCCTGAAGCCCAAGGCGAGCGTGATCCTGATCGCCACGCGCTGGCATCCGGAAGACCTGGCGGGGTCGATCCTGCCGGAAGACTACGACGGCAGGAGCGGTTTCATCGAGTGCCGCGACGGCCAGCACTGGTACGTGCTGAATGTCCCGGCCTTGTGCGAGCGCACCGACGACCCGATAGGCCGGAAGATCGGGGAGTACCTGTGGCCCGAGTGGTTCAGCAAGCGGCACTGGGCGATCTACGAGAAGCGGCCCCGGACCTGGTCGGCGCTCTACCAGCAGCGTCCGGTGCCGGAAGCCGGACTGCGCTTCAACCGCGCCGACTTCATCCGCTATCCGCTGGGACGCCACCCGAACGCGCTGCGCAAGTACATGGCCAGCGATTTCGCGGTGACCGACGAGCAGCGCACCAAGCCGGACGCCGACCCGGATTTCTCCGAACACGGGATCTTCGGCGTCGACCTGATCGGTGACATCTGGATCACCGAGTGGTGGTACGGCAAGTGCGAGACGGACATCTCCGTGCCGGAAGGCGTGGCGATGGCGCGGCGCAACGAACCGGACAACTGGTTCGGGGAAGGCGGGGTGATCGAGAATTCGGTGGGTCCGGCGATCCGCGCGGAGATGCGCAAGCAGAATGCGTGGACCCTGCGCACGATCCTGCCGTCGTCGGGCGACAAGCTGGCCAAGTGCCGCGCCTTCATCGGTCGCGTCAACGCGCGCACCGTCCACGTCCCCGAGTGCGACTGGGGCGAGCGGCTGATCGACATGCTGTGCGCGTTCCCGGCGGGCCACGACGACGCCTTCGACACCTGTGGCCTGATCGGTCGCGGGCTTGACCTGATCTACGAGGCGCAGGAACCTTCGCCGGACAAGCCGAAGGTCATCGTCCCGCTGTCCATCGAGCATCTCGAGTACGGCGAGCATCAGGCGAAGATGGAAGAACTCGAGGCGCGTCGGCACTGGCGCTGAAATCCCTTTGGAGGCACCCCATGAAGAGCGGCTCGAAATCCGGCAGCAAGAACCTCATCGCGCAGGCGATGATGGGCAGGCCCAACGCGCAGGACGACATGCGCGACGACGCGCTGGGCGACGACGACAGTCCCGCCGAGGAAGCTGCCGAGAGTCCCGACGAGGAAGCGCAGGAGATGGCGCAGGAGGCGGCGAGCAAGCCGGTGGTGCCGCCCGCGAAGTTCCCGCCGAAGAAGAAGTCGAGCGCGAAAGGCAAGGCACCGCCGCCGAAGGTGAAGGGCCGCGCCAAGATCGCCGCGAAGGCGGGAGCCATCGCGTCGAAGGCTGCCGGATCGAAGTTCGGGAAGCGCGCATGAAGAACAAGATCAAGGGCGCGATGAAGCGTGGCAGGAACTGGATCAAGGGTGCGATCAGGCATCCAGGCGCGCTGCATCGTGACCTGGGTGTGCCGCAGGGTGAGAAGATTCCTGCGGGGAAGCTCGCTGCTGCGGCGAAGAAAGGCGGAAAGGTCGGCGCGCGTGCGCGGCTCGCCAGGACGCTGAAGAAGATGAGGTGAACCATGCTCGCGGGAAAACTGGAATGCGGCAACTCCCTGCCGATGTCGAACCGGGCGAGGGATGCGGTCAGCGGTCCCATCGGGACCGAGGGATCGGTGATCAACGAGGTGGTGCAACTGGAGGCGCTGGCCGAGTCGCTGGAGGTGCGCTACCGCAACCTGCGCGACGCGGTCGACATGCTGCGCCGACCGGTGCCCGAGCGCGATGCGCGCGACGAGAAGATGGCCACGCCGACGCGCACGCGCTGCGAACTGGCGCAGCGGCTGACCGAAGTGGCGCGGCGTCTGGCCGAAGTCGATCACGGGTTCGCCAGCCTGAGCGAAGAGATTTCGCTGGTGTGACATGCCGCTCGAGTCCGGCAGCGGCCAGAAGGTGATCTCGAGCAACATCGCCGAGATGATGCACAGCTATCACCATACCGGGATGATCGGCAACACCAGGCCGCGCAACGCCGCGCACGCGCGCCAGATCGCCATCGCCGCTGCAGAGTCGAACGCGCGCCGGAAGAAAAAGGTGAAGAAGTGAGCAAAGTACACTATCGCTGGGACGGACGCTGCTGGCGCTGCGTGTCGCTGGTGCTGCCCTACGCCTTCCACTGGCCATCGGTGTACTGCCCGTGACGCTGTACCTGCCCGCCGACGTGATCGAGGCGTCCGAGCGGCGCAACCCGCCGACCGGGAGCAAGCGCTCGATCTCGCAGCACCGCTGGCGGCGCTGGGCCATCGAGCAGGTCATCAACGAAACCTGGAACGCGCTGTCGGCCCCCTACTACCAACCCCGAGAATCCATCGCTGACCTGTGCCGACAATTCAAGGGAGAGCCGCCATGCTCCGACTGATCCTGCTTGCCTTCGCCTTCGTCTTCTTCGCGCTCGCCACCGCCGGCGTCGCGTCGGGACGCTGGAACCTCATCGCCGCCGGCCTGCTGTTCCTCACCGCCGCCGAAATCTTCACGGGCGTGGTGACACTCACGCACTGAAATGATCGAGTGGGTCGCGCGCGTGTTCTTCCTGCTCTACTTCATGCTGCTCATCGTCGGAAGCCTAGCCATGTCCGAGCAACTCAAGCATGCCAACGGCAACGCGCCGCCGCCCGAGAAGGAACTGGCCGAGTGCCTGAAGAAACTGCTGTTCGCCATCGAGGGCGGCGTGTTCGGCAACGAGCGCGAGTCCTACGAACTGATCGGGCGCTGCAAGATCGCCCTGCGCGACGCCGGCCAGCGCGGCCTGATCCAGTGGCCCTAGGAGAACGGCATGGCACGCACGCGCGCGAAAGCCCCGAACCCCGACGCCAACGGCAAGTTCCGCACCAAGGTCGAGGAAGACCCGGACGTTTCCCCGCAGGAACGCTCCACCGTGCGCGACTGGCGCAAGAAGATCGATGACGCGCGCAAGTTCGATGAGAACACGCGCACCTGCTACGCGCTGGACCGCCGCCACGCGCGCAACGAGTCCGGATCGTACGAGGTCGCCGTCCCGGTAGCGCCGACGAATATACAAATCCTCAAAAGCTTCCTGTTCGCGCGCAACCCCGACCTCGACATCACGCCGTCCCCCAACACCTCGCCGCCCGCGCTCGCGGACCTGCTGGACATCGCCATGCAGGAACTCACGCAAGACCCGGCCATGCAGCAGCAGATCGAGGCGGCGGGCGAGCAGGCCGTCATGCAGGCGATGGGACGCTCGATGATCGCCGCGGCTGTGGGCGGGATGACCGGCGGCGCTCCTCCGGTGCCCGGACAACCCCCCGGCATGCCCCCCGGTCCCCCGCCCGACCCCAACGCCATCAAGCAGCAGGCGATGCAGCAGATGACCCAGGCCGCCGCCAAGCAGCGCGCCAACGCGCTCATGGCCCCGTTCCGCAAGCGGCTGTCGGACGCCAAGCAGTTCGCGGAAACGCTCGAGATCGTCATCTCGAATTTGTGGAAAAAGGGAAAACTCAAGCAGGCGATGAAGCCGGTCGTGGGATCGGCGCTCACCATCGGCATCGGCTGGATCAAGGCGACGTGGCAGGAACGATCCGGCTACGACCCGCTCACCCAGCGCGCCATCAACGACGCGCAGTCCCTGCTCGACCAGATCGCCGAGGAGAAGCGGGACATCGCGGAAGACGAGGGCGACACCGACGCCGAGGAAGGACGCCTGAAGCTGCGCATGCAGGGACTGAAAGCCAAGAAGATCATCGTCGCGCGCGGCATGGCCATCGACTACTGCGACGCCGAGGACATCCAGGTCGCGCCCGACATCCCGTCCATGGAGTTCTATGCCGACGCGCCGTGGATCGCCCACCGCGTCTGCATGAGCCGCGACGACGCCGAGGCGCGCTTCCCGCGCATCGCGGAAAAGCTCGACCGCGCCACCACGTATTTCCGGCGCAAGCCGCGCGACCCGCAGGAGAAGAAGGACTACAACCTCAACTCCAACCTCACCATGCAACCCGGCGACGCCGACTCGAAATGGACGTCCAACCAGGCGCAGTCGCAGAACACCCCTTCGGGATCGTTCGGATACACCGGCTCTTCAAGCTCGACCACCAACGACCAGGGCGTCGCGGCGTGGGAAATCTGGGCCAAGGAAGACAACATGGTCTACACCGTGATCGAAGGCATCGACATGTGGGCCTGCGATCCGTGGGCACCCGACCCCGAGACGACGCGCTTCTACCCGTTCTTCATGTCCTACGTCATCGACGTGAACGGCGAACGCCACCCCGACTCGCTGATCCGCCGCACGCAACGCCTGCTGGACGACATCAACAAGCTGTACTCCAACCGCGCCGAACACCGCCGCCGCGCCATCCCCAAGATCGGCTTCGACTCCACCCGCTACGCCAAGACCGAGATCGAAAAGCTCATGGCCGGCGGCATCGGGGAGTTCGTGCCGCTGCTGCCCAACAAGCCCGGTGAGCCGGTCAACACCGCGTTCGCTCCCATCGCCTACCCGGCGGTCGACGAAGCGCTCTACAACGACAACCAGCAGCGCGCCGAGATCGAGCGCGGCTGGGGCATCCAGGAAGCCCTCGCCTCGACCATCCAGACCCCGAAGACGGCCACCGAAGCGCAGATTCAGGAGACGGGAACCTCCGCACGCACCGACTTCATGCGCGACGGCATCGACGCGCCGCTCGAGGAATTCGCCAACTACACCGCCGAGGTCGCGGTGCAGAAAGTCTCGCTCGCGGACGCGCAGGAAATGGCCGGACCCTGGGCACTGTGGCCCGCCATCAAGCCCTCCGAACTGGGCCAACTGGTCGAGGTCACCATCAAGGCCGGATCGACCGGCAAGCCCAACACCCAGCAGGCGCGCCAGTCGTGGGCGATCCTGCTGCCGATCCTGCAGCAGGCCATCGTGCAGATCGGCCAGCTGCGCGGCGCGACGCCCGACGACATCGCCGACTGCCTCGATGAACTGGTGTCCGAAACCATCCGCCGCAGCGGCGAGAACATCGACCCCGAGCGCTTCCTGCCACGCTCGCCCGCCGCGAGCCTGCCCATGCCGGCAGCCCCCACGCCGCCGCCGGTCACGCTCGCACCACTCATGCCCGCCGCGACTCCCGCGCCGGGTCCAGGCCCGTAGGAGCAAGCCATGTTTCCCGAAGACGATGCCGCACCCGCTGCGGATGAACAGCCGACACCGCCGACCGACGATTCGTCGCAGGCACCCGACACCGAGGAGGAGGAAACGCCACCCGAGGGCGAAGAGGAAGCCGGGGAAGGCGAAGAGGAAGCCGAAGACACCGAAACCCCGTTCGCCAAAGGCGTGCGCGAAGAGCAGACCCGCAGCGCGGACGGCAAATTCGCCAAGGCGGGCGAAAAGCCGGAAATCGCGCAAAAACCCGGTGAAAAGCCGCCGAAAACACCGCCGAAAGGCAGCAAAATCGACCCCGTCGAGGCCGAGATCAAGGCGTTCGGACTCAAGGACGCCGCCGCCCGGCGCTTCCGCGAGCTTTCCGCCCGCGCCAAGCCCGAGGAAACCGCCGCGCTGCAGGACAAGGCCGGTCGCTTCGACAACTGGGTCAAGGTGTTGTCCGACACCAAATCGACCAACCAGCAACTGTCGAACGCCTTGGGCTATCTGGGTGCCATCAACTCGCGCGAGCCTTCCCGCATGAACGCCGCGTTCGATTCGATGCTGGCCGAACTGCAGTGGCTGGGCGGCCAGATCGGTCGCGAGGTTCCCGGCTTCGTGGACCCGATCGAGGGCCACAGGGATCTCGCGGACGCGCTCGAGAAAGGCCAGATCACCCGCGAGTACGCGCTGCAGATCGCGCGCGGACGCGCGGGCGACGCGCGCCGCAGCGACTTGCAGAAGCAGCAGCAGGCCGAGCAGCAGCAGATGGAACAGATTCGCCGCGACGCGCAGAACGCGCTCGACACCGACGTGAAGCGCGTCAACGACAAGTACGCGGCGTTCGACCCGCATTTCGAGGCCAAGGTCACCAACAAGCGCTTCGTGTCGATGGTGCAGTGGATCCGCGACAACGTGCCGATTCCCAACTGGGGCAACGCGGTGGACCAGGCGTACCAGATGATGGAAGACCCCAAGGTCGAGGAGCGCAAGCCCGCGCCGGGTCCGATGCCGCTGCGTCCGACCGGGGCTTCCGGCGGCGACCGTGCGCGCAAGTTCAAGAACCCGCTCGAGGCGTTCCGCGCCGGCGTGAGGGAGGCCCGATGAGCAGCGTACTGCTGGTCCTGCTGGGTTTCGCCTTCGGCATCGTCGCCTGCTGGCTGATCCTGCTCGCTCTGGGATCGCAGTGGCGACCGCCGTGGTGGTAGGCTGAATTCATCCGCTCCGACAAACCCGCCCTGCGGCGGACACGATGCGCGCCGCAGGGGTCGGTGCGGCAAGGCGTAGAATCGCGTCGTGCGCGCGGCCTAGTCTCACCTCTGCCGTCCGTGAGGACCGCCACCACCCGAACGTCTGTTGCATGCAAAACGGGGCAGCAGCGCTTTTCGCACAAGGAAGCCGCGCACCCGAGGGCTTGACCAGACCGCCGATCCGAGCATCATCCCAAGCCAGCGCTTGGGAGCCGCGCCGTCGTACGCGGGAGTCGCGCCCCGCACGCATCCGCTCCCAACGCACCGCGTCGTCGTATCGCGGCAGTCGCGCGCCGTAGCACCGTATCTGAGGCTTCGTGTCCCTCGTACGCGGGAAAAGGACAGCCAGCGAAAGCTGGCTCTTTTTCCACATTGCGAGGAGCAGCGGCCATGCCCGTCACCCCGGCTCAGATGACCAATGGTGCCAACTACCAGTTGGAAACCTATTCCCGCGACAAGCCCATGGATCAGTTCACCATCGCGCACCCGTTCGCGCAGTGGCTGATCGACCACAAGCAGGAATCGGTCTTCTCCAACGGCGTCTACAACGAAGAAGTCCGCTTCACCAACGATTCCAACTACCAGAACTACGACGGTTCCGACCAGGTGTCCTTCAACCACAAGGACACGGTGCGGAAAGTCCCCTTCCAGCACTACAACGCCCACGACGGTTTCGCGCTCGATGAGACGGAACTGGCCAACAACGGCATCGTGCTGACCGACGACAAGAACGCCGTCCTCACCGAAGCGGAGGAATGGCAGATCGTCAACAAGCTGCAGGAAGGCTACGACACGCTGCAGGAAGGCTTCCAGGAAAACTGGAACATCGAAGTGCATCGCGACGGCACGCAGTCGTCCAAGGCGGTGCCGGGACTCGATCTGCTCGTGTCGATGACGCCGACTGTCTCGCAGATCATCGGCGGCTTCGACCAGTCGCTGTATCCGTGGTGGCAGAACAATGCATCGACCAACTCCGGTTCCGGTATCCCGACCACGGCAGGCGCGCTGATCACCGAGATGGAGAAGATGTGGCGCGCGTGCATCCGCTACGGCGGAAGCGCACCGGACTTCATCATCGCCGGATCGACCTTCGTCGACCGCTACCGCGCCGACTCCGAAGCGGGCATCTCCCGCTACATGCCGATCCCGCCCGACCGCAAGGAAGGCGTCAACCTCGATCCTTCGGTCGGCATGGGCGTGAAGACCGGCCTGTACTTCAAGGGTGTCGAGATCATCTGGGATCCGACCATGGAGACGTTGGCCACGGTGACCGGCACGGCGAACTGGATCCAGCGCTGCTACATGCTCAACAGCAAGCACATGCGCCTGCGCCCGTTCAAGGGCCGCTGGATGATCAACCGCAAGCCGCCGAGGATGTACGACCGCTACGTGTTCTACTTCGGCCTCACCGCCGACTACGGCATCACGGTGAAGAAGCGCAACTCGATGGCCGTGCTGCTCTGCAGCCCGTAGTATACAAGTCCACTTCTGGAGAACAGCCATGGCTGTCGATGTCGTCACCCTCACCACCAACATGCAGCGTACCGTCGTCGACCTCAGCGTCGCCGGCGCGCACGACGCGGGCGCGGGAGCGCCCATCGCCGCGGTCCTCGCCACCGAGCATTTCGGTGCGTCGCCGTTCATCGCCGGACGCAACGTCTTCATCGAGGCGGACGGACCCATCTCGACCGGGGTCGTCAAGTTCCAGACCGCACCCAAGGTCGATCCGGCCACGCAGACCAAGCCGGTCACCGGATCGGCGCTCTGGGTCGATGTCGTCACCCTCAACCTCGCTACCGCCAGGGCAGAGGCTACGCTGCCAGCGGATGCCTACTGGTGGCGCTACAACGTCACCACCGCGGTGGCGCTGGTGATCGGCTTCAACGTCATCGGCATCAAGTAGTTCAAGTCCTCATCGTCGTTGGCTTGGCGGCGGCGAGGCAACCCAGGGGGGCGGGATCGTGGTCCCGCCCTCCTCCTTCCACGAAAGGAGAAGCAAAATGAAAATGTGTACAGTGAAGGTGCGGCGCGACGCGCTCACCGAGATCACCATCGAGGTGCCGCAGTACGAGGTGCCGGTCCTGCGCAACCTGCACGGGCTGGACATGGTCCGCGTCGTCGAGACCAGGGACGTGCCGCCTCCGGCCGGCAAGGACGGCGAGCCGCTCACGCCGCGCCACCTGTGGGACACCCTGCAGATGAAATACACGTCGGCAGCCAAGGAGGACCGCAAGGAGAACACCGGGCATCCCGCCGACCAGACCTACGGCGACTACTTCCGTTTCGAGACTGCCGTGCTGCCGATGCTCAAGGTTCCCAAGGTGCGCGCTCCGAAGCCGCCGCCGAAGCCGAAGCGCTCGCACCACAAGAAACCGACTGCCATCGCGCCGCCGGTTTCCATCGAAGCGTAGGAGTGGGACGCGGGGGCGGCGGCGGTGAGTCACGGCACCGACGCCGCCCTTCGCATTTGAGGGCGACACGATGACGATCCAGCTCAACCCCACCGTTTCCGATCCGTTCGAGCGCAAGACCCTCGCGCAGATTCGCGCCAAGATCATGGCGATGCTGCGCTTCTCCTCGCCGCTCGAGGTCGACCAGAACCTGATGACGCTGGGCCAGATGCGCGGACTGGTCGACCAGCGTCTGGGCCAGGTGCTGGACATCAACGAGAAGTACGATTGCCTCGGCAACATCCGTCCCAATGTATACAACGCCTGCGGATTCGCCGCGATGGCCGTGCATCCTCCCGGCGTCGATGCGCTGATCACCACCTTCATCAACGACGCGCACAAGAAACTGTTCCTGCGCACCGAACTGGATCGCGGCGGCTACAAGGCTCCCATCGGCGCGACCCAGCCCGCCGACCTCAACGACCCCGGCAACGCGACTTCCGGCAACGCCAACGATGCCACCGTGATCGACGCCATCGCCGTCACCAACTACGCCATCGCGCTGACCAAGGCGCATTTCGAGCAACCGGACGCGAAGGTGTACTTCGACATGGTCGAGAAGTACCTGTCCGACTACACGCAGCGCTGGCCCCCCAACCTCGTCGGCCAGGTCAACGCCGCGCTGATCGAGGCGCACCGCGCCGTCTACCGGCGCTATGAAACCAACCGGATGTCGGTGAAAGGCGAGACGTTCGGTGACGCGCTCGTCGCCACGTCGGGAGCGAATCCCAACTATCCCCTGCGCGGCTATCCCTCGAGCTATTTCTCGACCACCTTCGACAACGACATGAGCAACGTCGATGGCTATCCGGTCGCGCTGCTGGCGGCTGCCACCGTGAAGAAGAAGATCGGCCAGCCCGACGCCGACCTGTTGATGGCCGAGTACGAGAAATACATGACCGATCTCGAGAAGCGCTCGCCGCAGGGAGCCGAGGACTTCATCAGCGAGTGCATCCGCGACGCGCAGGAGCAGTTGTATCGCACCTACGCCGTGTTCCGCATGGAGCGCTGGTACACCTGGACGATGCAGGCGAACCAGCGCTTCTACGGCATCGGCAGCGACGACGACGCCTCGAGCAGCAGTCCCCTGGTCGGCCCGGTCAGCGTCTACGGCCCCGCAACCGCCAACCGCATGTCCAAGGGCCGCTACGCGATGGGGTTCTGCACGCTCGCCAGTGGCAAGGGACTCATGGCGGGCGGCGCAGTCTCCTCGCCCAGCCCCACCAACTACACCGACATCTACGACCCGGCGACGGGCATGATCAGCGCCACCGGCAAGCTCAACACCGCGCGCCTGCGCCACGTCTGCGTGGCACTGCAGGACGGTCGCGCGCTGGTCGCGGGCGGCTTTCCGTTCCTGGCCAGCGCCGAAATCTACGACCCGTCGACCGGCAAGTGGACGACCACCGGATCGATGGCGACCGGACGCCAGTACTTCGACGCCGTCACGCTGCAGTCCGGTCGCGTGCTGGTGGCCGGCGGGCAAGGGTCGGGCGCTGCGCTGGCCTCGTGCGAACTGTTCGATCCCTCCACCGGGCTGTGGTCGGCGGCAAGCCCCATGAACACCGCGCGTGCGCAGCTTCGGCTCGCCATGCTGGTCGATGGGCGCGTGATCGCTGTCGGCGGCACGAACACGGCGGGCGCTGCGCTCTCTTCTGCCGAAATCTACGACGAGGATGCCGGGACGTGGACGAACACGGCAGTGGGCATGTTCTACGCGCGCTACCAGTTCGGCATCGCCTCGTCGGCGGGCAACCCGACCGGCCCGCAGTACGTCCTCGTTTCCGGCGGCACCACGGACGGCACGACCGCGCGCGGCGACGCCGAGCGCTACGACCCCAACACCGATTCGTGGTCGCTGACCGGGTCGATGAACGTGCCGCGCATGAACCACGAGATGTGGCTCTCGCTGAAAGCGCCGCCGGGAGGCCCGGTGCAGTTCGGCGCTCCGGTCTTCGTCGTCGCAGGCGGCACCAAGACCACCGGCAACCGCGCCAAGTCCGAGTACTACAACTCGACCAACAACAACTGGACGGCGGGCGGCACCATGGCCAACGAGGCCGCGCAGGCGGCGGTGTTCAACTATGCCTACAACAAGGTCGTGGTGATCGGCGGAACCGACCAGACGCTGTCCACCGGCACGAAGAACACCGCGCAAATCTACGACGGCACCAATTTCACGCTCAACGGCTCGCTCAACGCCGGCACCAACTACTACTTCGTCACCTCGGTCACGCAGTTCGGTGAGTCGGTGCCGCTCACCTCCCTGAGCGGACAGATCACTGGCGTGCCCGCCGAGTCGGCGGTCAAGGTGCAGTGGGCCGATCCCGTGCGCGGCGTGCCCGACTCCTACAACATCTATCGCAACTCCACGCTCAACGCCCTCGGCGCGCAGTACATCGGCAACGTCCCCGCCTCGCAGAACTATTTCATCGACCAGGGCACGATCCAGCCTGGACCGCCGCAGGCTCCGACCACCGGCAACGCCAACATGCGCAGCATCGACCAGCGCAAGGTCACCTGGGTCGGCCTGTCGTGGAACGACACCGGCTGGCGTTCGCTCGCTCGAGGCGTCCCGCCGGTCGACTACCTCACCACGCAGACCGGCATCCCGCATTTCTACGACATCCGCGATGCCATCGAAATCTGGCCAGCACCCGCACAGGCCGGATGGTTCCTGCGCATGAAGGGTTTCTTCGGGTGCGATCCGTTCGAGACCGACGACGACCTCACCACCATCGACTGGCAGGCGGTCTACTACCTCGCGCTGGCGATGGCGAGCGAGACGTACGAACCGAAGTCGGCCCCGGCGCGGCACAAGCGCAGCGAGGACTACGTCGGCAGGCTCACCGCCGGCACGCACATGACCAGCCGGTATTTCCCCGGTGCGCCGCCGGAATTCCCGCCGCTCTCCCCGCCCATCCAGGTGCCGTGATGCCCGGACTGAAACCCAACGTGTTCACCGCCGCCGGGTCCGGCATGACGCGGCTGCGCGTGAAGGGCAGCGCGAGCGCGGAGACGCTGTACGAACTCACCAACGGCTTCGTCAACGCCGACCGCATGCCGCAGCGCCGCCCCGGCTGCATCGAGTACCTGCACTTCGGCACCACCGGCAGCTTCCCGGTCAGCCCCGCCTCGGCGGGCAAGACCCACGGGCTGGTTCCCTATCAGGGGAAATTGTATACATTCACCATCGATCCCACGGCGATGTATTCGGGATCGAAGATCGTCGTGGTGCGGCTGTTCTACCCGAACCAGAACCCGCCCGCCGGCGTCGACATCAGTCAGATCCATTTTGCAAAAGTATACATGGGCTACCTGTACGTGTGCTGCGAGTTCACCGATGGCGTGATCGCGGACTTCTGGCTGCAGCAACCCGCCGCGTGGACGGCGCGCAACATCTACAAGGCCAACGACCTGGTGCAGCCCTCGACGCCGAACGGCTACTACTACAAGGCCGTGCAGACGACGATCCCGTACCCGGCATGGACGCCGAACCTGATGCACACCTGGCACGACAAGGTGCAGCCGACCGTCTACAACGGGTTCTTCTACGACGCCTATGCGATGAACAGCCAGTCCGGTCCCATCCCGACGCCGCCGAACGTGGCGTCCGGAGCGACCGAGCCGATCTGGCCGCTCGCGGACGGCGCGGGCGTGCTGGAGGCATCGGTAGGCCCGCCGCTCACCGCTTCGCCAGCGCCGGACCCGCCGCCGAAGACGCCGCCGGGACGCGAGGACGGCGGAAAGTATACAAATCCCGGCGGCACCGGCAGCAAGTACAACATCAACACGCCGTACCGGACGCCATGACCGCTCCCTCTCCCGGCATCGATCCGATCCTCACGCCGCTGGTCAACCCGTGGCGTCCCGGCACGACCTATCCGCCGGGTTCGGTGGTGCGCCCGACCGCGTCGCCCCCGGTGCAGAACGCGCCGATCACCAACGGCGATTTCGAGACGGCCTCGCTCACCGACTGGACGCTGGGCAGCGGATGGTCGCGCACCACGTCGGTGTGGTACCAGGGCACCGCCTGCATGATGCTGGCCCCCGGCTCCGGTTCGTCGGACCTCGTCAGCAAGACCACGACGACCCCGCCGCAGACCGGCGTGCCGAGCGGCGGCGGCGTCGCCGTCGCGCCGGGACAGCAGATCATCGCCGGCTGCATGTACAACGCGGGCGGACAGACCACCGGAGCCGACGTGAGTTGCCTCATGGGCATCGTGTGGTACGACTCGAGCGGCACCTACATCTCGACCTCGTACGGCGCTCCGGTGAAACCCAGAGCGTTCGGCTTCCACCCGCCTGCGTGGCAAGCCTATCAGGCCATCGGCATCGCTCCATCGACCGCCGCGTGGGCGCGGCTGTCCCTGCAGTGCCGCAACAACGGCACCAACCCCACCTACGTCGACATGTGTTCGTGGAACTACATCGCTCCCGCTCCGGTGCAGCCGAAACTGTTCTGGGCTGTGCAGCCGACCACCGGCAAGTCGGGACAGAACGAACCGGCGTGGCGCGACACCACGACCGGCGGCTACATCAATGACCCGACGCCCGCCGTCGCCAGTGGCGTGCAGTGGTCGAGCCAGCCGCCGGATTCGATCCTGTGGGTCGCGCACGCGATGATGCTGACCGGCACCATCGAGCCGGTCTGGCCGACCATCCCCGGCGCGATGGTCAATGACGGAACCTGCAGCTGGATGTGCGTCACGCCCCAGGTCAGCGACCCGAACGTGCCGGTGTCGAAAGCCCGCGTGATGGGCGCGAGCAAGATTTTCGCCGGCAACAGCGACATTGTGAACTATTGCAAAACGCTGGATTGTACAGACTGGACCGCCGAGGCGAACGCCGGATACCTGCCGGTCGGCCTGCAGAACTACGGCGACAATCCGGTCGCCGCGCTGGGCCTGTACCGCAGCAACATGGTGGTGTTCAACGCGCAGGGCTTCCAGATGTGGCAGATCGATGAAGACCCGGCGAACATGAACATCCTCGACGCCAAGCCCATCGGCTGCCGCTTCCAGCGCTCCGTCGTGCCGGTCAACGACGACCTGTTCTTCCTCACCGACGTGGGACTGCGCTCGATGGGCATCGCCGCCTCGAGCGGTTCGCTGATGTCCGGCGACGTGGGCATGCCCATCGACCCCATCGTGTTCGACGCGCTCACCTACATCGCCGCCAACCCCGGCGTGATCGACAAGATCGCCTCGATCCACTATCCCGGCGCGGGCCAGTTCTGGTTCGCCATCCCCGGCTGGGATCCGAACCGGACGACGAACCCCGACAGCAGCCCGCACACGCCGCTGTTCACGCCCAACCCGGCGCAGATTCCCGGCGATCCGACCAACGCCTACTACGTCAAGGCCGCATACGACCAGGGGACGCACGTCCTCGTCTACACGCAGTCGCGCACGGGCGAGGTCGGCGCGTGGTCGCACTACAACTTCCCGTGCGTGATCGAGTGCTTCTGCATCATGGACGACAAGCTCTACATCAAGGCCGGCGACTGGATCCTGTCGGTCGCCAATCCCTACTACTCCGACTGCAACTGCATGACCGTGACCGGCACCACGCCGGGTGCGCAACTGAATTTCCCCTGCGTGATCCAGTGGCCATGGCTCGATCTCGGCACGCCGGGTGCGACCAAGAAGATGCTGGGCTTCGACTTCGCCGCCGATCCGGCGAGCGGGGTCATCAACATCGCGTTCGGCTACGACCAGTCCAATCCGGCGACGTTCACGCCGGGATTCGACATCAGCGTCTCGGACACGATACCGGGAATGATGATCCCCTTGCCGATGATGGTCGCCAGCGTGTCGCCGCGGGTGATCCTCAACGGTCTGAACCCGTGGAAGTTCGCGGAACTGATCGTCTACACCGCCGACACGAGGCCGACCGCATGAAACCCGCCGCCGTCTACGCGCGCACCCCGGTGTGCCGCCCGCCGAAGAACCTGATCGGATGCCGCAATGGTCACCTTGTATACTTGTGCGACCGGATGCGGAAGGACGAGATCGTCCAGTACGAAGCACTCACCGGCTGCAAGTTCAACCCGGAGGTCGCATCGACCGGATTCATCAACCTGCCCGGAATCAAGTACACCGTGGTCGGTGCGAACAACTACCCGGCGGCGAGCGGCGGCTACCACGAGATCATCCCCGGCGTCTGGCAGTCGTGGATGGTCGGCACCGAGGAAGGCTGGAAGACCAACTGGCGTTCGATCACCAAGGCGACGCGCTGGCTGATCGACGGACTGTTCGAGATGGGTGCGCGCCGCCTGCAGACCACGGCGCTGGCCTCGCGCACCGAGGCGATCACCTGGTACGTGGCCGCGCTGGGCCTGCACTACGAGGGCTGCCACCGGGCATTCGGCGCGAACGGCGAGGATGTCTACGCCTTCGCGCGCGTGGCGGGAGACTGACATGGGCAGCGGATCGAACAAGGCACAGAAGCAGGCGCAGCAGGCCGAAGACGAACGCCAGGCCCAGATCAAGGCATCGACCGACGCCATCAACGCGATCTTCTCGGATCCCGCGCGCGAGCAGCAGTATGCCGATCTCGCCAAATCGACCACCGACTACTACACCGGGGACGTGAACCGGCAGCAGGACATCAACGCGCGCAAGCTGCAGTTCGCGCTCGCACGCTCCGGGCAGGCCGGCGGATCGGAGGGAGCCTATCAGGGCAAGGTGCTGGGACAGGACTACTCCAAAGCGCTCGATGTCGCCGCGCAGCGCGGCTATCAGGCGGGGGCAGGCGCGCGGCAGGCGGACGAGCAGGCGCGCACGCAGATGCTGGGCCTCGCGCAGACCGGCCTCGACGCCACCACGGCGGCGCAGGAAGCCTCGAGATCGCTGCAGTCGAACCTGCTGGCCTCGACCAGCGCGGCCACGGCGAACCAGTTGGGCGACCTGTTCGGGGATCTCGGAGATGTCTACCAGCAGAGCCAGAACATGAAGGCGTTGCGATCCGGCCAGATGTACGGCTACGGCCCGTTCTACCAGCCGATGTACGGCATCGGCTCGAACACCGGGGCCGTGTCCGGCGCAGCCAGTCCGTAGGAGACTTTCGATGGGCACCGAGGAAATCTGGATCCCGCTCGCGCTCTCCGCGTTGTCTGCCGGTGTCGGCGTGTACAACCAGCGCACCACGGCGAACAAGCAGGACGCCGCGCTCGCCGCGCAAATCCGCAACCAGATGGCGACGCAGCGCAAGGCCGACACGCAAGTCCAGCAACTGATCGGCAAGGAGAAGGGATTCACGCCAGCGCCCGAGCAGGCTGCCGAGTCGCAGGCGATGAACGCGGTGCGCGCGGCCAACGCGCCGGCGGCGACGAGCGCGCTCGACGTGCCGGGTGCGGTGTCGAAATCCTACGAGGCCGACCGCAGCAACGCGGCGCTTGGCATCACCAACTTCGGCAAGCAGCAGGCCAACCTGATGGCCGCGATGGACGCGCCGAAGCAGGCACGCCTCGACTTCCAGAAGAACATCAACGACTACACCACCGGCATGGGCATGCTCAAGCGGCAACTGCAGGGTCAGGACTACCTGTCGCAGATGAAGCTCAACTCGATCCGCCCGAACCCGTGGCTGACCGGCGCGCAGGGTGTGCTGCAGGGCATGGCGAGTGCGTCGGCGGCGGGCGGCTGGGGCGGCGGCGGCGGCGGCGTGAACACGATGGCGAACGACTTTTCCGGCAGCATGCCGGGTGAGTGGTCCGGCAACCCGGTGGACCCGTGGTCGATGAGCGGCCTCGACAAGGCACCGTTCTCGTACATGAACCCGCCGAGCTACCCATAGTATAGAAGTGGAGAAATCCCATGCCGTACGGTAGTGATTTCTACGATCCCCACGAGATGGACTACCTGCTGCGCAACCGCGGCGGATCGGGCGTCTCGCGCGGCGGCAACCGGCTGGGCCAGTTGCTCATGGGCGGCGGACAGCAGGGACAGCAGGCGATGTTCCAGAAAGGCGCGCTCGAGGGCGCGACCATGCAGGAACGGATGAACCAGGCGAACCTCACGCGCAACAAGCTGGTCGCGCAGCAGTCGCTCAAGGATTCGATCATCAAGGCCAACCCGAACATGGATCCTGCCGTCGCGGACATGATGGCGACGCAGGCCGTCGCCGGCGGCGGCGGCAACCTGTCCGAACTGAGCAACTTCCTCGGCGGCTACCAGAAGCGCGGCAACATCGACGCGGCGAGGAAAACCTACACCGACTTGCGCGCGAAGGGTGCGTCGATTCCTGATGCGATGGCGGCGGCAAACGCCGATCTGTCGTTCGCGGAAGGCAAGCCCGAAGAGATCACCGCCGACACGGGCGGCACGCTGTACAGCAAGAAGTTCGGCACGCCCAGCCAGAAGACCTACACCACGGCAGAGGGCCAGTCGATGATCGATCTGCGCAACAAGCAGGCGCAGGAAGCCGGTGCGCGCATCGGACTGATCGGCCAGCAGCAGGCCGAAGCGCTCGCGCGCACGGGCCTGATCGGCAAGCAGGCCGAAGCGCTGGGCACCAAGCCGACCAAACAGGTCATCGAACTGACGCCGGGAGCGCAGAAGCAATTCAACATCCCCAACCCGAACGGCAGGGGCATGGTGACCGATACCGACGCGCTGGGAGATTTCAACGAGTGGGCTGCCGACCGCGCCGAGAACGATTCCCGCTACAACGACCGCAACTGGGCGCTGGGCCAGTACACCCGGCAGCAGGGATTCAAGGGCGGCTATCCGAAGGGCGCGCTCGATCCCGCGCAGTTCGGTGGCAAGTTCGATGAGCAGGGCAACCTCGTGCCCGACGTGAATATCCTGCCGAACGTGAAGAACAACCCGGCCAACACGGCGGCATTCAACAAGTTCGGTGCCTTCATGGCCAACACCGGGCAGACGCCGATAGCGCTGCCCGATACCGCGCCGGACTTCGGCCAGGATTTCACGCCGCCTGCCGTCGCGAACGCACGGCCCACGGCAGCACCCGCTGCAGGACCGCCGTCCGCGTCACCGACTGCACTCGCGGTACAGATTCCCGACTACACCGGAGCCGGTCCCGCCACCTCGGCCACGCCGCTGCCGAAGCAGAAGACCATCGTCCGCACCGGCACGAAGAACGGCAAAAAGGTCGTGCAGTACAGCGACGGGTCCGTCGAGGAAGCGTAGGTCATGGCCGACATCGATCCCTCCACGGTCGAGTGGGACGACGAACCGAAGAAGTCCATCGACCCCGCCGGCGTCAAGTGGGACCAGCCCAAGAAGATCGACCCGGCCACGGTCGACTGGGACGAGGTCGAGCCGACTTCGTGGTGGGACAGGTTCAAGCGCGGCTTCAGCGGCAGCGACAAGTCCTCGATCGGGGACATCATGGCGCAGGGTGCGCAGACCGAAACCGAAGCCGCGCGCTCGCTGGGCCACGGAATCGTGGAACCGACACTGGGGGCTGGCCGCTCGCTCGCACTGGGTCTGGGAGCGCTCGCGGAGATGACGCCGCCGAGCGCGGCGGAATTCGCACCGACGCTATCGACGCAACCGACCGAAAGCACACAGCCGCTGCAGGACGCTCTGTTCGGTGGCGCACAGAAGATGCGCGAGCTTCAGGAAGCGATTCCGCAACCGCGCAGTGGCTGGGAAACCGGTGCGCGGACAGCCACTGGTCTGGCACTGGGGCCGTTGAGCCTGCTGGGTGCCGGTGCGCGCGGGCAGGATGTGATCGAGGCAGGCGGATCGGTGCCGAGCGCGCAACTCGCCACCGGGATCGCGGGCGCGCAGGACGTGGCGACACTGGCGCTGCCCTATCTGGGCAAGGGAGCACCGCTGCTCGCGCGCCTGCTGATGCAGGGTGCCGGCGGCGGCGGACTCGAGGAAGCCGGTCGCACGATGGGCAACATGTTCCTGCCTTCCAACCAGCAGCAGGGATTCTCGTGGCCACAGCTTGCGATGGGTGTCGGTGCCGGCCTGTTCGGCGCGTTCGGTGAACACGGCGAGCCGGGACGCCCGCCGCTCGAGGAGGGTCGCGCGCCGCCCGAGCCTGCCGCGACGGCAGGCTTGAGCGAGGTGCCAACGCCGACCGAGCCAACGGCCCAGCCAACCCCTCTGGAAACGCCGCCAGCGCCCGCCGAGCCGCCGCCTGCACCGACGCCGCCGCCGGAACCCGCGCCGCCGCCAGAGCCGCCTGCGCCGCCGCCAGAGGCACCGCCGGAAGCGCCACCCGAGCCGCCGCCGGAACCGGCCCCGGCACCCGCACCACCGGAGCCTGCCGCGCCTCCGGTCGACGCCGCCGCGCGCACCGCGCAGGCCAACGCTGCCGCCGCGCGCGACCAGCGCATCGCGGAACTGAAGAACAAGAAGCGCCGGTCCTTCAACGACAGCGTCGAGTTGCGCGAACTCGAGCAGGCCAAAGCCGATGAAGCCAAAGGCGCACCGCCTGCACCACCCGCTGCGGAGGCTGCGCCTGCGCCGGCGGAACCCGTAGAATCGGCCCCGCCTCAGGCTGCCACGCCCCCGGTCAAGGAGGCAAGGACGGAACCTCCTCCGGAAGGGGAGGTTCCGTCCCCGGCTCCCGAGAAACCTGCCGCGCCGAAAAAGGCCGCACCCGAGCCTGCCGTCACTGAACTCGAGGAACCCGGCCCGAAGGCGAAAGAGCCTGCGCCGGGACCGCAGCCCGAAGACATCGGCATCACCAAAGCCGAGACGAAGGCACAGCGCGAAATCTACGGGATGGACGAACTGCCCGAGGGCGAGAAGCGCGGCTGGCAGGACGCCGCCGCCGCCGCCGACGCGCGCGAAGCCGCCGATCCGAAATACGCCGAGAAGCGCGCCGCCGAGATCGCCGCGCACGGTGCGGACGGCCCCAACGACATCGATCTGATGGCCATGCTCAAGGACCGTGTGCGCTTGGACAAGGAATTCCGCGATCTCAGCGGGAAGATCGACGCCGCTCGAGCAGCGGGCGACGACACCGAAGCGGTGCGGGCCGGAATGGCGCGCGACGAGATCGAGGACAAGCTGGATCTCAACCACCGGGCGATCGAGAAGACCAAGAGCGCGGCAGGCCGCACGCTCGCCGCGGCGCAGGCGCGCATGACCGGCGACTACACGCTGTCGCGCAACCTCACCCGGCTGCGCGAAGCCAGCGACGGCAAGGTCGGCAAGCAGTCGCGCGAGGTCGTCGAGGACGCCTCGCACGCCATCGAGGAATCGCACGCGCGCGAAGCGGAGATGCAGAAAAAAGCCGACGCCCAGGCCAAGGGCGAGAAGGAACCGGCGAAGACCATCGATGAAAAGAAGCAGGCGCAACTCAAGGCGCGGATGCAGAAGTACCGCGACCAGATCGAAGCGCGGCTCAAGGCGTGCCCGATATGAGCAAATGCACGAAAGAGTACAACGACGAGACGAAGCGGCTGATGCGCGAGGCCGAGGTGCTGAAGCAACTCGCGCGCGACGCCGAGAACGGCGACTTCGGCCCGTCGATGCGCGCCAAGGCGCGCGAGATCACCGCCACGGGCGAGAAAGACCCGATGAAGGTGACGGAACAAGTACACAAATTCATCAACGAGTACGCGCCGCACGAAAAGAGCGAGGTCGTGCAGTCGCTGCTGGAACGCCGCGCGCCGTCGACGCCGGACGAGAACCGCGCACGCCACGCCGAGATGCTCGCGGAAATGCGCGGCCTCGAGGAGATCCAGAAGACCATGCAGGGCGAGCGTCCCGGTGAGGAAACGGCGAACAAGGCCGAGCGCACGCGCGTGACCAACCAGATCAAAGACCTTGACCGGCGCATCGCCAACCGCGACGAGAGCCGCCCGAAGGACACCAGCCAGCACCACCAGTGGGACGCGGAAACGCAGAAGCTCCGCGACATGCGCGACGAGACGAAGGCGCAACTGGACAAGCTGGAGGCTCCGCAGAAGCAGGAAGCGGCGAAGGTCAAGCGGCTGCAGGACGATGTCGCCAAGCTGGACGAGCAACTCGCGGGCGCGGAGCAAAAGGCCAAGGGCAAGCTCGAGGGACCGGAGACGCAGGAAGTCACGCGCCTGCGCGAGGAGAAGGCGGCGAAGCAGAAGCAACTGGCCGAGATGCGCGGCCCGTCCGACGCGAAGAACGAAGCGCGCCTGCGGCAACTCAAGCGCGACATCGCGGAACTGGAGCGCCAGCACCGCGAGAAGGACTACCCGAAGAAGAACGCCAAGGGCGAGGTGAACTGGAGCGAGGAGGTGAAGAAGGAACAGATTCGGCGCAGGAACCTCGAGCAGGTTGTCGAGCGCGAGATCGAAAAGGCCGAGCGGCTGGGCGGGTCGAAGTACAAGCGCACGCTGGGCCTGCTGCACGACACGCACCTGTTCAACATTTTCACTTCTGGACTTGTACACCTGAAGCTGGGAGCGGCGGTTCTCGGCGGTCACGCGCACGCCTTCACTTCCCGCGGCGCGGTGAGCCTTGCGCGCCTGATCCCGGCGCTCAACGAGATCGCGCTGAAGTCGCAGACCCACGGTGCGGGCCTGACGAAGGAGGGATTCAAGGCGCGCTACGGCGGCGAGACGTGGGCAGGCACGCTGCGCGCGATGAAGGAGGTGATGCAGCACGGCGCGTCGAAGCTTGAGCTTGCCTACGGCGACCCGCATCAGGCGTCCGACGCGCACCTCGCGCACATCGGCACTCTGTCGGACGCGCTGAAGACGGACGGCAGACTCAATCAGGCGAGCGAGGTATTTCGCTGGGCGGCATCGATGCCGGCGCGCACGCACGGTCTGGTCAAGCAGATGCTGGCGCACCCGGAATTCTGGAATTCCGTTGCCGACCAGAGGAACCTGATCCAGCAGCGTCTGAAGGCGGCGAACTGGAGCGACGAGGCGATCCAGAAGCACCTCAACCTGGAATCGACGCAGGATGCGATTCACACCAAGGCGATGGCCGATGCCTACGAGTCGAAGATGCAGGGCAAGAACAAGTGGAACGACCAGTTGGTCGGCCTGATCGGCGCGCTCGAGAAAAAGGACACGCCGTTCAACAACACGCTGTCATTCGTGCTGCGCTCGATCCTGCCGGTCGCGCGCGTCGGCCCGAACGTGTTCAAGCAGGGCACCTCGCTGCTGTTTGGCGGTCTGAAGGCTCTGCACGAGGCGAAGTTCGGCAAGGACGCACACGGCGGACGCGAGATGACGCCCGAGCGCGCCGACTACATCATGAAGAACATCGGCGCGCAGGGCACCGGAATCGCCATGGCGATGATCGGCGCGATCTTCCACGACCAGTTGGGCGGCATCGAAGGCACCGAGAAGAAGGGCGAGGAAGGCGAGGTGAAACCTGGCGAGGCGCATGTCGGCGGTCTGGATGTTGGCAAGCTCGCGTTCCACGGTGCGCCCACGGCAATGCTGCAGATGGGCGCGAGTCTGGTGAAGGTCTTCCAGGAGGAGCAGAAGGGCAAGTCGAGCTCGAACGCCATCGACGCCACTCTCAACGCGCTGGGATCCGGTGGAGTGGCGCTGGGCAGCACAGCGGGCAACTGGGCCGAGCGCACGCTGCCGTACACCGATCAGGCGCGGCGCATCTACAACACCGTGCGCTACGGTCGCGAAGGCGGACGCGCGGGCAACCCGTGGGAAGAGGTCGCTGGCAACCAGTTGCGCAGCATGCTGGTGCCGACCGGGCTGCAGCAGTACGCAGCGTGGCAGGATCCAGAGAAGGGCTTTCCGAAGTCGAAGTCCATCGCGCAGGACATCGAGTCCGGCCTGCCGGGACAGAGTTTCCTCGGCATCCCTGGGCGCGAGTCGCTGCCTCACAAAGCACCCAAGGGTGAGGCAAAAGGCGGCGGCGGAAAGCAGATGAGTTCCGAGGAATATCGCGCGCAACTGGCGAGGAACCGGCGGTGAGCAAGCAACTCGTTCAAGTCCATCGCAGCAGCAAGGTGCTGCGCGTCGAGAACGACGCCACCAATGGTGCGCAGATCGGCGTCAACCTGTTCGACGCATCTGGCAACTTGTATACATTGGAATCTTTGGCGCAGGACATCTCCGACACGCTGGACACGATTGCCAGTGGCCAGGTGGCACAGCCCGTGGCTGGACTTCAGCGCGGTGAGAAGGCGCGCAGTCTGATGACGCCGTCGCAGCACGGTGCGGTGGCGCGTGGTGGTAGTGGTGTCGGCGGCGGCAGCGTCGGCGTCGGCTTCCGCATGCGCAGTGGCGGATCGAATTCCGGCTATCCGCCGCACGCCAACCCTGCAGCGGCGGAATCGGGATTCGACCTCGACTTCTCGATGATCGCTGGCCTCAACAACCCGGCGTTCCCGTACGCGAACAACATCGCGGTCGGAGACGGCACGAAGTGGGTCAGCGCTCCGGTGTCAGGCGACCTGTCGAATTCGCTGGGCGCGTTCACCATCGTCAACGGCGCGGTGACCAACGCCAAGATGGCGAACATGCCCACGATGACGTTCAAGGGCAACAACACCGGCAGCGCAGGACCACCACTGGACCTCACTGTCGCGCAGATGCAGTCGGCGCTGGCGATTCCGGTCGGCGCGGCGACCTCGGTCGGTGCGCCCATCGTCGGCGTCAACGCGAACGCCGCGATCATCTCCGGTGGCGTCCTGCAGCTGCAGTACGCGAGCGCCACCGCACCCGGCATCCTGTCCACCGGCACTCAGGCCATCGGCGGCAACAAGAATTTCAGTGGCGCGATCACCGCGTCGAACCTGTCTGGAACGAACACAGGCGACATCAGCCTCGCCGCCGTGGGCAGCGCACCGAACGGGAACGCGGCCTCGCTGGCCGGTCAGGTGCTGAACCTGCAGCCATGCGATGCCACCAATCCCGGCGTGATCATCCCGACCGGAACACAGGTGATCCCCGGCAACAAGACCTTCCCCGGCAACATCACGTTCACGGGGGCGGTGACCGGCGTGGGCATGGGCGGTGCGCTGTCGGGCATCGGCACCGTGACACAGGGCGCGAACGCCACCAGCATCGACACTTCCGGTGTGGTGACGCTCAACCTCGCTGTGGTCAGCCGCTACGTGATCCACGCGCGCCTGAAAGATGCGTCCGGTGCCGCGAACACCCTGTCGATCTACCTCAATGGCGATACGACGGCGGCCAACTACCAGCGTGTCACCGGATCATCTGCGGGAACGACCCCGTCGTGTGCGCAGTCGAACTCTTCGATCATCTGCGGACTCGACGCGAACAACACGTTGCTGATCCGCTTCGAGATCGAGGCGGACACCAACGGGAATGCGCGTGTCACCTACACCGTGGCGCGCGGCAACAGCAGCGCGACCAACCTCGCGCAGAACGGCAACGTCTGGTGGAATTCGACGGCGAACGTCACGAGCTTCCGCATCACTTGCGGCAACGCGAACGGCATCGGTGCGGGAAGTGTGCTGGAAGTCTATGCGGAGACGATGACCTCGACCGCAGGCGTGAGCGGGGTGAACTCGATTGCGAACGTCGGGGCGGCACCGAACGCGCAGGGCGGCACCATTGCTGGCACGGTGCTGACGCTGCAACCGGCTGACGGCACGAACCCCGGCGTGATGACCGCTGGCACGCAGACCTTCGGCGGGACCAAGACGTTCAACAACGCCGTGTTGGTGCAGGGCAACGCGAACACGGCCAGCGTCTTCAGCAACACGACGGCGGTAGCGTTTCCCGGTGCGCTGGCGAGCGCGTGGTCGTCGCTGTATTGCGGCACGACGACCGGCGCGACCGTCTACGGCTACGGGACGACGAACGATGTGTCGCTGATGAACCGCGCAGGCAGCGTGGTGCTGGGAATCACGGCGAATTCGTTGAACGCGACGTTCGCTGGTGCCGTCGCTGCGACCGGCGCGATCACCGCGTCGAACTTCTCCGGTACGCACTCCGGTACGTCGAGCGGCACGAACACGGGCGACGTGACGCTGTCCACGCCGGTCGCTTCCACGAACGCGAACGGCGCAGTCCTCACCGGGCAGATACTGCAATTCCAGTACGCGAGCGCGAGCGGCCCCGGCATCGTCTCGACCGGCGTCCAGACCTTCGCCGGCCAGAAGACGTTCACCAACGGTTGGATCGCCTCTGCCGGTAGCACTATGGGCAGCGCCAGCATTCTGACGTTCGACGGCGTGACGACTGGCGACACGCGCTGCTTCTTCACCGGAGGCACTGGGACGGCACCGCCGACATCCGCCGCGTCGATCAACTTCAGCGCTGCCGGTGGCGATGCAGCAGGATCGGTGTCGATCCAGAAGCGCACGACAGGCGGCGCGTTCACCGCCAACCTGCTGCTGATCAACCTGACAAACCTCGATGCGACGTTCGGCGGGGCGCTGACCTCGACGGGCCTGCTGACCGGCAACACCAGTCTGCAGATCGGCACCTTCGCCAACGTCAACCAGTACCTGAAGTGCAACGGCAACACCGGCATCGGCGCGGCTGGGCAAGGCGCGTACCTTGGCTGGAACCTCAACGGCGGCGGTGCGAGCAACCTCGTCAATCATCACGGTGGTGGCACGGTAGGCGGCATTGATTTCACCGACACGGACGGCACGACGTTCACCAAGTACGCCTCTATCGACATGAAGGGCCAGTACTGGGGGTCGAACTACGGTGCGAACCTGACCGACAAGGGCACGATCACCACGGCGGTCACCATCGACTGGACGGTGTCGATGATCCAGAAGTTCACCCAGACCTCGCTGCAGAACCCGGTGCTGACCTTCACCGCGCCGGCCAAGCCCTGCCTGCTGCTGCTGGAAGTCGTTGCGCCGGCTTCCGGCACCAGCCCGACGATCACTTGGCCGGGAACCGTGAAGGGAGCGCCACCGACGACGGTGACGCTCGCCAAGACCTCGATGTACCCGTTCTTCTGGGACGGCACCAGCTACTACTACCTGCCCGGATGTCTCAATTCCTGAGACTGAGCAGTGCGTGCCAGAACAGCGCGGCGTTGACGAGGAACAGCGCTGCGTTCACCGCCGCCATCGCGTACTCGCCGTGCGCGTACGCCAGTCCGCCGACGACGATGCACAGCATCGCCAGGAAGGCACTCAGCAGCAGACGGATCACTGCTTCGTCTCCTTCGGGCCGACCATCTCGGCGGGCGGGCGCGGGATCAATCCCTCATGCGGTCGCCACCAGTGCAGGCAGAACGGGTGGCAGTTGATGTGCTGGCTGGGCGGGACGTGCAGTTGCATCGCCGTCTCCCAGTCACCGAAGAACAGCTTCGCAATCTGCTCCATCTCGTTCCACGTCGGGCAGCGGTCCTGAAGGCTGACCGAGACGTGGTCCCATCCGCCGCCGCTCGTGGCGACGACCCGCAGCTTCGCCGGAAACGCCTCATCCGATGTGACGACGAACACGCCGTTGTCGTTGTCGCCCTCGCAGCCGTAGATGCGGCGCTCCATATCACGGTCCCGGTACATCTCGAGCAGGCTCAGATACCTCACGCGCCCCTCCCGTAGTTCACCCACGATTCGATCTTGTAGCCGCGCCGCTCGAAACCGTGCCAGCCTTCGTACGGCATATGCCCCGCGTCCTTGAGCAGGTTGTTGATCGCCTGCCCGCGTGTGACGCCTTTCAGGTGGATCAGTGGTGTCCCCGCCGGTGTGACCGGCACGTAGATGATGTCGCGTCCCCGTTTTTTGCTCATGCAGTGGGTTCCTGGCTCTCTTGTGCTTTCCGGCGCGCTTCGCGCACCGGGTCCGTTTCGGCAAGGAACTCGCCCGATAGCGCGTGGTACTGGATCACCTCGCGAACCGGCGATTCCGGCGTGCCCTCGCCCCGCTTGATCACGCTCTCAATGACCTGAACGATCCTCGGCATGTTCCTCCTCCCGTGTTGCAGCCATCCGCATCATCGCGGTCGTGCGCTGGCGCACGGCGATGCTCGCGGTGTTGTCGGCTTCCATGGCCGAGCGTCCGCTGCGCACCGCAGCAATGTATACATCTTCCCAAAATTCCAAAGTGGTCATCGCAGGGAATCCTCTGTCTTGCGTGGTAGTTTTCGTAGGTCAGACAGAGGACGCAGATACTGGATCGCCAGCGACCAGCACGGTACGCGGATTTCATTGCCGTTGCTGATGTCGCCTTTGCAGTGGTGGTTCGCCATCAGCATGTAGCGCTTGCGCGAAGAGATCCCGCACAGGTCGATGGCCTGGTAGGCATCGAGGTCATCGATGGGTGTCCCGGTCGGGCGGATCGCACGGGCGAACAGGTAGCCAAACGGGTACTGGGTGCGGACGCTGTCTTCGGAGACGTTGACCTCGTACTCTTGGCGTGTCGCGTATTCCGACGCCTGCGTCTTCACCTCAAACGTGAAGAACCCGTAGATCAGGAAGTCGTTGTTTCCGGTGTCGTCGCCCACGTAGCGAGCCGGGATGTTCATCGCCTGGTTGAGGATCAACCCGTAGGACAACTCGCCGAGGAAGCCAACGGCGGGCGGCACATCACCGAACCTTCCATCGGACGGCGGCAGTTTCCTGGCATGCTCGATAGCCTGTACGCGCATCGACGGGACCACATTGACCGGGATGATCATGGCGTTCCCTTCTCGCGTTTCTCGCGCACGTTGCGCTGCTTTGCCAGTCCGCCCTTGCGGCCCAGTTCACGCATGTGTTCTCGGCTGTGGAAGTTGCCTCCCTTGGTCCCGGCGACCTTCGCCTCTTCTGAGGTGAACTTGTGCGCAGAACCGTTCGCGTGCGCCGCCTTGCCTCCCTTCGACGCGATCTCGCGCTGCTGTTCCGGTGTCATGCCGGCGAAGCCCTTCCCCGTCATTTTGGTTTCTCCTTCGGATGCTCGACCCAATTTCGCCACGGCGTCTTGCCCTTGTTGCACAGCGCCGCCTTGCGCGCCTGTTCGGTCGTCTGCCGGAACGGATGCCGGGGATCACCGAACGGAATCCCCGGCACGTCACCGCTCACGCTTCGACGCGCTCGTGGTGCTTCTGCAGGCACGCGACCCACTCCTCGATGCGTTCGTTCACCAGCATGGCACGGATGTGCATGGACTTGCACTCCTCCTTGGTGACGTGGAACGGGACAATGATGCCGCCCGAGCGCGGATGCCAGCAAACGAAATCGGCACGCTGCCTTCCGGTCACCCACAGGTGCCAGCGCAACTGCCAGCGGTACTCCGAAGGCACCCACTGGCGCGCGAGGACTTCCATCCAGTTCTTGTGCAGCGGCACCTTCACCTCGAGCGTGGCGTCGTCATCGACCAGAGCTTCCGGCGATGCGCCGACGAAGGGCAGATCGGGATGCACGATGCAGCGGTTCTCGTCGCGGTCGATCTCGTTGCCGGTCTTGAAGACGTACCACTCGATCGCGTGCTGCTCGAGCAGCAGGCCGCGCTTCATCGCCTCGCTCTGGAACTGCGGCTCTTCGTCCTCGACGCCGTAGACGCGCTCCCACGCGAGATCCTTGATGTAGGCTTCCAGCCCATCGGTGTCGAGCTTGCCCATGATCACCGCCGCTTTCGACGCGGTGAGCTTGCCCTTGCGGGCTTCAGCGAGTTCCGGTGTCATACGCGCAACCCTCCCGGCTGTCCCGGCTTCAGGTCGATCTGGTCGGCATCCACGGACTCGATGCCGTAGCGCGCGATCTGGTCGTCCAGTTCGCTGATGCCGTCCGAGCGCAGCACCGGGTACTGGAACGCCCAGCGCGGCCCACGCAGCTTGACGATGCGCTCGCGCGCCTCCTCGAAGGTGGCGTCAGGGACGCGGAAGAACTTGTACGCCAGCGACTCGTCGTGGATGTCGCGGTGCCCTTGTCCGAATGTGAAGAACCAGTCCTGCTTCATTTGGCCCCCTTGTGTTCGCGCAGTTTCTTGTTGAAGGACGCGATGAGGTTGCGCCGCGTGTGCGGCATCACCTTCGCGGCTTCGATCTCGGCGCGCAGCTTCATCAGTTCCTCCTTCGACTGCGACAGGCCGATCTTGTCGTAGATCGGATTGGCCACTTCGCCGTCCGCGACCGTCGAGGCGGCGTTGCCGTCGTCGTCGTCTTCGGCAGTGGTGAAGGCGAGGTTGAAGATCATGCCGACGAGGTAGCGCTTGCCGTAGGTCACGCCAGAGCCGAAGGCGTGCGTTTTGGTCATCACTTCGCCCCCTTTCGGACCCTTGCCGTCCGCCGGCACGTCGGCCTGATACAGGCGCGTGTGACCCTGCGAGTGCGCCACGTAGCACAGCACGCGCACCTTGTCCGGCGCGTCGGACTGGGCCGTCGAAAACGACAGCGAGAAACCGTTGTCGATGTAGATCGGGCGCAGCATCAGATCCAGTGCCGCGTAGGTCGCGTATCTGGAATTGGTCTGCGTGTTCGACTTGTTCGGCTTGACGCTGTGAACCTGCGCCTGTGCGTTCGCCATCGCGGCATTGAACGCGCCTTCGGCCATGCGCGCCTCCGCGCGCTCCCAGATGGCGGTCAGCCTTTCAAACTTGCTCACATCCACCTCAGGGTTCGTTGCGGCGCGCTCGATCATGGCGATCATCTCGAGCGCGGAGTTGTGGGCGTTGCTGGGCGGTTCCAGCGTGGTGGTCTGGCGCATCAATGGTGCGTTCATTCGTGTTCCCTCTTCGTCTGGACTGCCATGGGAGGCAAGCCCCCGTGGCGCAGGACGACCAGGCCGTGCCCGATCTCGCGGGCGTAGCCGGTCGCTGGCCGGATGGAGCGTGCGTGCTTGAGCATCTCGAGGATGTTGCTGCGGTGCCAGTCGGCCCCGAGCGACACACCCCCGCTGACGCTGTAGGTGTGGACAGTGTCGCCCTCCGGAAGGAGGGCGACAGCCTGATCGTAGGTGAGTTCTTCGTTCACGCCTGAACCTCGCGCAGGGTGATCTGGTCGCCGCGCCCGGTGCCGCGCCACTGACGGCCCTTGTACTCGGCGTCGAAGGTGAAGCGGGTGCGGTCAGGCCACGACCGGGTGATCGTGACGAAGCCCTGCGAGTTGCGATGGATGAACGTGCCGCGCGTGCCGACGCGGAGCTTGCCCGCGAACAGCAGATCAGTGACGCGGATCACGCGCTTCATGCCTGCACCTCCTTCTTCGCCGGCTGCAGGCCGTAGGAGACGGTTTCGACCTTGCCGCCTTCCTCGTACACGCGCGACACCTCCGTGCCGGACAGCGGGCGACCGATCTTCGGCTGGTAGACGAAGACCACGGCGTCGAACACGTTCTTCGCCTTGATGAAGCGCTGGTTGCCCTTGGCGTCCAGCACCGGGTAGACGCGCAGATCAAGTTTCGGTGTCGTCGTCTCCGTCGTGGCGGCGGCGGGCTTGCTCTTCTTGCTTGCATCGTTCATTGAAATCTCCCAGTTGTATACATTGATGGCTTGTGGAAAATGGGCGGCACGCCCCGGAGGTTGGTCAGTCGGAATTCTCGCAGTCGGACGTATCAGGTTCTGAGATTCGGGCTGTCGGCTGTGAGTCGTTCGGGCAATCGGGCATTCGGAGTTCCTTTGGGAGTGTCAAGGACGGGAATCGAACCCGCGACCTTCTCTTTCAGCGGAGAGAAGCTCTAACCAGTGAGCTACTTTGACCGAATGCACCTTTCCCAAGTGCGGGGGCTGTCGTGATTGGCCAACCACTCCGTCGTTGAGGGGACGGGCACCCTTTCCTCCGTTCGCTGCGTGCCGCCTTTGTTCACTGACGCGGGATCACGGTGTGGACCGCTTTCACGGTTTCACCCGTATCGACGCCGGGACCACGCGGGGGCCACGGGCCGGGTTGCTTGTAGTCCTCCATGACCGAATCCTCCACGTCGACGTCGGTCGTCCAGTTGGCCTGCTGGATCTTCGCGTCGATCAGGCGAAGCTGGCGCGCGTGCCAGTCGTGTTCCTGCGTGACCTGAGACGCGGTGAGCAGCGGAACCTGCGCCGTCACCTCGTCCAGGCCGTCAGCGACCTTCACGCGCTGGCCCCGGATTTCAAACAGGGACTTGTCCCTGATCTGCGCAAGCTGGTCGAGCTTGCCCTGCAGCTCCTTGCGCCGCAGGAGTGCGTCTGCGAGCTTCACTTTCATTCGGATGTTCCTCTTGGCTTGGTGGGTATCAGAGTTCCCGTGGGAACTCGCGGATCAGCGCCGAGCGCATCTGCCACATGGCGTAGCGTTCGACGTTGGATGGGATGCGGATCGTGTGCTGGCAGATGCGGCGCACGTTGCCGTCGTCGCGCCAGTGGTAGTCGGGCTGCAGCATCGCCAGCACGAGGACGGCGACGAGGATCAGGCCGCACAGGACGAGCGTGGTGATCATTTCGTCTTCTCTTCGATCAGGTTGGTGGTGAATTCGATCCCGGCGATGTAGCCGTTCGTCCATGCCGCCTGCATCAGGTTGCGCAGCAGCGACTGCGGAACGTCCGCGTACGGGGAAACGCCGCAGGCGTCGATGCAGCGGTCGATGATGGCATCGACCCTTTCCTTGACGAGTTTCTCGTTGATCACAGCGTTTCACCCAGCCCGATCAGGGCATCTTCGCATTCGGTCAGCAGGTTCATTTCCTCGTTGCCCACCGGGTCTGGCCGGTCTGGGAAGTACTGCGCGTCGGCGCGCTCCGCGAAATAGGCGTGAGCGCGCCACAGTGCAGCGATGGCGTTCTTCGTTGCCGTCACTGCTTCTCTCCGAACAGCGTGTTGATGAAGCTGTTGAACGTATCGAGGCGGCTCAACTCGAGCGCGAGTTCGCGCGCGTGACGCACCGAGCGCTCCGCGCTGAAACCGTCGCGCAGCAGGCCCATGCCGTATTCGACGCAGGCATTCACCGACGACGGACCAAGGCAGCGGCGACCCGTTTCCTTGCGGATCAGTTCTTCGACCGCAGCGGCGCGTTCTTCGATGGACAAGCCTTCAAGGCTCAATTCGCACATGGTGTTTCCCCTATGGAAAGGTGGGTTGTTGGTTTTCAGGTAGCGTCGGCTTCGGCTTCGGCTTCGGCTTCGTCTTCATCAAGAATCTGCTGCAGGCGCGCGATGTGTTCGTCCTTGATGTTCGCCACCGTGTTGAGGTGGAAGCACTCGTTGATCAGCGCGCGGTAGTCGTCCGGCGTGATGTTCGACCAGCCGCCGTTGTCCAATTTCGACAGCATCGCCAGCGGACTCACATACTTGAAGTACAGGCTCAATTCACTTCCCCTCAAAGCCATCGTTGAAGATCGGCACCACCGCGCATGGCTGAAGCGAGGTGACGCGCAAACGACCGAAGTTGATCGGATCGTAGGTGTAGTCGGTTCCGCCCCGTACCTGATGGCACACGCTGTCATCGATCTTCAGGCTGTAGTCGGAGAAGTAGGCTGCCGTGGTGAACGGCGCTCCGACGACGTTGCTCGTGAAGTGCCCGGTGGATCCTGAGCCGGTGGCGGCGAGGATCGTCAGGGCGATACCGATGACGGTGCGGGACTGCATGGGGCGTAGTGTGCCTACTCGTTTTGGAAAAGTCAACTTGACTTGAGAGGAATTCGGGAGGAGAATCCGCCGCACTATGAAAAACACACGACGCCCCCGGAAAGACATCATCAACGCCCGTCTCGCTATCGGCATGACGCAGACGGAACTGGCCAAACGCAGCGGCATGGATCACGGCCTGCTGTCGAAGATCGAAGCTGGCCATCGCGGCCTTTCGGTCAAGAGCGCACCAGCCATTGCCAAGGTGCTGGGCCTGGACGTGATCACGCTGCTCTATCCGCCCCCGCCCGATCCCGACGTGGAGCGTACCGAACTGCTCGCGGCAATCAAGAAGCACGAAGAGACTCTGGCCGAGCTTCGCGACGCAGTGCGCGAAAACTACAAGCGCCGCCGCCGGCAGTTGCAGCGCGAGCGCAACGGTCAGGCGAAGGAAGCTCCCGAAACTGAGGTAGCCTGACATGGGCGACCAGCTTGACCTGTTCGCCACGCTTCCGGCGCGGCGAAGCGACCCCGTCACCTCCAAGCAATCCGCTGCCGAGATCGTGCGCGACGGTCGCCGCAACCGTCTTCAGAAACTCGTGGCCGACGCGGTGCGCCGGTTCCCCGGTCGCACCGGGCGCGAACTGGCGCATGCCTCCGGGCTGTACTACGAGTGCTGCCACAAGCGGCTGCCAGAACTGGAAGCGGCGAATCCGCCGCTCGTGCGCAAGGGTGAGCTGCGTACCTGCATGGTGTCGCGTCGTCAGGCCGTCACATGGTGGCCTGCATGATCGAGTCGTGGATCGCCATCGAGATCGGCCTGCCGGACCACCCGAAGGTGCGCCGCATGGCGCGCTCGCTCGCCATCGAAGCGGACACGGTAGTCGGCAAACTCGTCCGCGTCTGGGGCTGGTTCGACAGCGTGAGTACGAACGGGCATGTAGACGCTTTGGTAGACGCGGACATTGACGATCTCGCACGCCAAAATGGATTTGCTTCCGCGATGAGAGATGTCGGATGGCTGAACGGTGTAGACACCGGGAACGTCTACAAGGGTATCCCGAAGTTCGGCAGTCATCACGGCAACTCCGCGAAGAAAAGGGCATTGAAATCAAAGCGTCAGGCGCGCTGGCGCGAAAACAAGAAGGCTCGCGATGCGGAAGATACTGTAGACGCTGGTGTAGACGCAAGAGAGACGTCTACAGAGTCTACAGGTAGGCGTCTACAAGCGTCTCCTACAGAGACAGAGACAGATACATCAAAAGAATCCCCCTCCCGCGCGCACGCGCCCGCGCGCGAGGGGGACGATCTCAAGGTAGCGACCGCTGCCGGGAAGGCAGCAAAGGCGATGATCCAAGCGGGAGCGCCACGGGCGAATCCGAGCAACCCCGATCTGCTCGCCGCTCTGGCGGAAGGCATCACGGCAGAAACGCTCGCGGACACCGTGCGAGAAGCGTTGCGCCTGAAGAAGTACGAACCGTTCACTTGGGCCGTAGCGACGGCACGCAGCCGCCACGCCGAAGGTCCGTCACCCAGACCCACAGGAGGAACCCGCAATGTCACCCGGAAACTCACCCCATCCGAACAAGTCCGGCAGGCGATTGCTGCCCAAAAACCTGCTGAACATGATCTGGGCGAAGATGACTGACTTCTACGCGGACAAGTGGACCGCGAAGTACGGAGTCGATCCCGCGTCTGGCGCAGGCGAGACGTGGGCCGAAGAACTCTACGGCAAGAACTACAAGCAGATTCGCGCGGCGATCAGCGCGTGCCTGACGCGCAAGGACACCGGCTGGCCTCCGACGCTGCCGGAATTCATCGTGCTGTGCGGTCGTGACGACAAGCCGGTCGGCCCGCATTCGACGGATCGCTGCGACGCCTGCGGCTGGGACTTCAACGAGAAGCACTTCTCGCCGTCCGCGAAGAATCCCGGCCAGCAGCGGCTGGACACGCGCACACAGGTGAACATCAAGGTCATGCGCAACGGCGAACTGTTCGCCGTGGTCACGCGCTGCGACGTGTGCTACCTGCGCGAGCTTGATGCGCAGGGACTCAGCCAGATGGCGATGACTCAGGTCGACCCGATCTCGAGCGCGACCGCGCGCCGCATCGATGACGAATTCGTGGAGTCGATGCGCCGCGCCGGCGTGCCGACTGCGCACGACCGCGAGGAGATTTCCAAGGCACTGGTCGAAGACGCCAAGCGGCTGGGATTCTTCGATCCGCCGCCTGCGGAGGAAGCGCCGCCATGCAGCGACTGACCCGCGCCCACATGGGCATCTACCTGAGCCTGCCGATGCCCACCGTCGACGAACTGCAGAAGCGCTACCGCATCAGCCGCGCGAGCGCGCGACGCTGGGTGAAGATCCTGCTGCAGGCTCGCGCGGAGTTCCGCTACCCGTACCTGCGGAGGCGTTGTGGATGACCCGCGCCTGGTCCGCATCGACTACCACTTGCGGCGCGCGTCGCGCTGCCTGCTCTTCGCCGCCGTCTGGGCGGGCGCGATGGCTCTCATCGCGCTCGTCTCCCTCATCACCGCCTTCTGGATCCTCGCCCATGCCCAACCAACTGCCTGCCCCTGAACTGTCCATCAAGCCGATGTTCGCCCGACTGGTCGAAGAGCTTGAGGGAAGCAACCTCACCGACCGCGAATTCATCCTGCTGCACTTCGGCCTGTTCTCCGGGTTCCAGTACTTCAGGGAACTCGAGGTCGAGATGCGTTTGATGAGCGACGAGGAGCGCGGTCGCTCGCAGGCCAACATCCTGCGCGAACTGACCGAATTCCGCGACATCCTGCGCGACGCCAAGAGGGGGAAGTGATGGAACCGATGACCGACGCGCAGCGCCGCACCCTCAACGCCGCCTGCGGCGATCTCGCCGCGGCGATTTCGTGGCATGGACATCACTTCGACAAGAACGACTTCAGGCACTTCTTCGCTGGCATCGTGCGCGGCAACCGTCTGGTGCCCGCGTGGGACTACGGTGACGGCAAGCCCCGTGGATTTGTATACATGGGCGGATCGTCGCGCGAACTGACCAAGGAAGAAGCGTCCGAATGCATCGACATGGCGTTCGCACTGGGGGATGATCCCCGGTTGCAGGGGATCGACGCAGACCCCGTCCGGTGGGGACCGGCGGTATGCAGGGCGAGACTGATCCCGCAGGACGAGCAGTGAAGAGCAAGAACTCACGCCCGCCCGACGCGCTCGAGGAAGCCTATCTCGAGGACGTGAAGCGCGTGCCCTGCGTGTCCTGCAACAAGGTTCCCAGCGAGGCGCACCACCCGGAGCAGGGCTTGCACTTCCTCGCCATCGCTTGGTGCCGGGATTGCCATCGCGGCCCGGACGGGTGGCATGGAACGCGCAGTGCGCTGCCGGCCAAGGTGACGGTGATGAAGGCGATCAACGAGACGCGCCGTCGCGTGGACATGCTGCGTTCCGGCGCTCCGATCACCCTCATGCTCGAGCCGATCCCGCCGACCAAGGTGAAGGTGTACGGCGTCGGGCTGTCGAGCGACAAGATCATCAAGCAACGGAGGTACTGAGGAATGCGTGAGCATCGTATCGTGTGCGCCATGCTGTGCGTATACATTGTGACCATTGTTTCAATTTGCGCATGGGCAGTCGCGGACACGCCGAAGGTCCACAAGCCGCGCATTCACCGGATCGTGCTGCCGTGATCTACGGCTCTGTCTGCAGCGGCATCGAGGCAGCGACGGCGGCATGGGAGCCGCTGGGCTGGAAAGCCGCGTTCTTTTCCGAGATCGAACGCATCCCGAACGTGATCCTCGAGCATCACTACCGGGGCGTTCCCAACTATGGCGACATCACCAAATTTCTGGAGTGGCCCGATGCAACAATCGATGTTCTGGTCGGAGGAACACCTTGCCAAAGTTTCTCGATCGCCGGACTGCGAGGAGGACTGGATGACCCGCGTGGCAACCTGCTGCTCGCCTATCTTGAAGTTGCTGCACGCTATCGGCCCAAGTGGCTGGTTTGGGAGAACGTCCCCGGCGTGCTGTCGTCAAACGGAGGAAGGGATTTTGGAACCCTCCTCGGGGGCATGGCAGAACTCGGGTATGGGACCAGCTACCGCGTTCTTGACGCTCAGTACTTCGGAGTTCCCCAGCGCAGGCGTCGCGTCTTCGTTGTCGGATGTCTTGGAGACTGGCGTCGTGCCGCAGCGGTACTTTTTGAGCGCTCGAGCCTGCGCGGGGATCCTGCGCCGCGCCGAAAAGCGCGGCAAGGTGTTGCCGGTCCCCTTGGCGGAAGCGCTCAGTCAGGTGGCTTTCGGACGACCGATCTCGACAACAACGGAGCCTACATCGTCTCCCACGACCCCGCCTGCACCCTGACGGCGCGCGACTACAAGGGACCGCTGCCGGAAGCCGATCTGTCGACGGTGGTCGCGCACTCGCTGCGTTGCGAAGGCTTCGACGCCGGCGAGGACGGCACCGGGCGTGGCACGCCCATCATCCCGGCGGTGACGCACACGTTGTCGACGCAGTCCTGGTCGGCCAAGGAAGACGGCACTGGGCGCGGCTGTCCGCTGGTGCCGGTGCATACCGTTGGCGCGCTGGCCTGCAACACGGGGCCGAACGGACACGACGCAGGCAACTTCGCCTGCAACCAGGCGGTCGACTCCGGGCACTTGGTTCCGATCGCGTTCAACTGGCAGAACGGCGGCGGCTACGGCGAAGCGAACGAGGGGCTGGGGATCACGGTGGAGGGAACCGGCCAGCTGCAGCGCTGCCAGACGCCGGCAGTGGCGTTCTCGATCATGCCGATGAACAGCAACACCGACTACAAGGCGCGCGAAACCGACGTGGCGCAGCCGCTGATGGCGGCGGGTCCGCAAGGCGGCAATCAGGGCGGCGACTACCTCGTGCAGCGCATGTGCGTGCGCAGGCTCACGCCGCGCGAGTGCGAGCGTCTGCAGGGATTGCCCGACGACTACACGCGCGTGCCTACCAGCCCCGGCAAGGTCGTCGCGGACGGCGCGCGGTACAAGGCAATCGGCAACAGCATGGCTGTGCCGGTGATGCGCTGGATCGGGGAACGCATCGCCGCCGTGGACGCGATTCCATGATCGTGCTGCGTCCTTGCACTCTGGCGCAAGCCATCAAGTTCGTGGCCTACCACCACCGGCACTCCGAGCCGCCGGTCGGCGGCAAGTTCGCCATCGCCGCGCTCGAGGGCGACACGCTGACGGGCGTGGTCATCGTCGGTCGCCCGATGGCGCGAGGATACGACGACGGAGTGACTGCCGAGGCAATCCGCGTCTGCGTTCTGGACGGTGCGCAGAAGGGCACGCCGAGCCGCCTGCTGCGCGCCGCCTGGCGCGCATGGGCGGCAATGGGGGGCACGCGCATGATCACCTATACCTTGGCCAGCGAATCCGGCTCGAGCTTGCGCGGAGCCGGGTTCAAGCTCATCGGGTGCGTTCCGGCGCGAGCTTGGGATACGCCGACGCGCCGGCGCAGCCCGAGGCAGATAGAGCAGCACGACAAGGTGCGCTGGGAAGTGGTGTGATGGGCGCGCGACTGGTCGACCGCGATCTGCGACCCGTCGCGACGGCAGGCCCGTACGTCGATCTCGAGCCGCTCTGCTCGATGCTGATCCGGCGCATGCGCTCGATGCGCCACACGTTGCGCGGAGGCGTCTACCTGATCGCTGACAGGCAGGGCAGAATCTACCTGCTGGCCGAAGCGGCATCGACCGCGCCGGCGGTCCTGAAGCGGCTCGAGCGCGACCTCGTGGGGATGTACACGCACCCGACTGTGGAGTTGCTGCGCGCGGACCTGGCGCGGCACCTGTGCAACAACGGCGTGGTATCCGAGCAGGCGATCTACGAAGCGGTGCGTCAGGTGGAGGGTTGACCTGTCCGCCAGTGCGACTACTCTCGCGGCGCGCACTGCCGCATCCACTTGGAGACTCCGATGGCACTGAAAGTATCACCCCATCCGGCCTACCAGCCGGTGTCCGATCCGTTGCTGGGGAACAAGCCGGACAAGAACGGCGTCGTGAAGAATTCCGCGCCTTGGCTGCAGGCAGTGAACTGGCTCAACACATGGGCGCAGATCGATCAGGAACACGCGCAGTACGTTGAGGCGTTCCTGTCGGTGCCGGACATCATCTGCATTCAGGCGGCGAACCTCGAGCATGTCTACAAGGACGCGACCCCGGAGCAGATCGCGGCATGCGCCGCGGGCACCACGCCACTGCGCTTCGCCACTGCCGTGCTGGCCCCGGCGACCGACGAGGACTACCGCGCCAAGCTGATCGGCTGGGCGTATCCCGCCGCTGGATCCAGTTCGTACGGTGCCTGCGCATGGGACGCGCCGGACCAGATTTTCGACTACATCCTTGATCAGGCTTTCCAGCACAATCTCAACGTCGGCGCGAACGTGGTGCAGCCGCCGCCGGACCTGAGCGGCCTCAAGACGCTGTTCGGCGCGTTCCCCGATGGCGCGCTCCTGCTCAAGGCGCGCAAGGAGCGGGAAGCTGCCGACAAGGAAAAGGCCGACGCTCAGGCAGCCAGTGCGGCGCAGACGAAGGCGCAGCAGGATGCGGCGGATGCGGCCCTGGCCCGGACCCTGGCCAAGCCTGAGCCGGTGGACAAGCCGAGCGATCCGCCGACGGGGCTGGACTCGATCGAGAACGTGGCCGAGCGCAACCGGCTGGCGGAGGAACTGGTGCATCAGCCGCCGAAAGGCGAGCCGAAGCCGGTCGAACCGGAAAAGCCGGGTCAGGGTCCGAAGCCGGCGAAGCAGGACGCACTGGTCGAAACCGATCAGGAACCCGCCGCCGCCGAGCAGGAAGAGCCGCGCCCGCGTCCGCCCGTACATCGGAGCCACCCGGAACCCGAAGCCCGCAAATCGCGTTCTACGCGGTCTGAGGTGGCAGCGCCCTCGAGGGCCGAGCGGGACAGCCAGCGTTCCATGCGGCGCGTGGAGCGCGCTCCGGTCAAGGTGAAGTCGGTCAAGCCGGCGACCAAGGCGGCGAAGGCGGGCCTGACGGTGGGCAAGAGCAAGGGCAAGCAGGGCAAGCCGAACCGGGCGAAGCAGGGCAAGCACGCGCGGCGGCGCTAGGCAAAAAAAGGGGGGACCGGCCTACAGGGGGAAGAGAGGCCGGTCCCCCTAGTGGGAGACTTTGACGAGGGGATGCGTCAGGCTGTCCCCCGGATGCGAGTCTATCAGGCCGGTTCCAGATTCCGCCAGTTGAGGTGGCGAAGCTTCGCCGGGTTCTCACGCGCGGGCTGATCGACCGCGACGTACGGCCAGCCCGCGCAGCACGGACAGTCGCACGCGACCACGGTCCAGTAGCGCCAGTCATCGTGGCGCGGCGAGAGCTTCAGGTCGCGCGCCGCCTTGGCCGTCAGTTGCACGCGCGTGCCGGGTTCCGGCTTGGTCGTGAATTTCATGCGGTGGTCACTCCGGTGAGCCGGTCGATCTCGGCATAGGCTTCGCGCAGCGCATCGACCAGCGTGGGTCCGGCGGCAATCAGGCGCGCGTTCGCTTCCGCCTGTTGCACCGTTGGGTGTCGGATGGCGGACCAGACTTCCGCGACGGTGCGCCCATACTTTGCCTGCACGACGGCGTTGACGTACTCAGGCCGGACGAAAAATTTCCACGGGCCTTTCAGCGCTCCGTCGAACTGCGTGAGGTCGATTCGTTTCATTCTTCGTCCTCCCATGCGATCAGTTCCTTGTTGCCCGCGTCCCATGCGAGCGGCTCGCCGCAGCCAAGGCACCTCCACTCAGGCATGTGCGGCGCGTCGGTTTCGGCGGTCGACCAGTCGATCAGCATCTCGCTGGAATCGTGCTTGACGGGCATGAGGTCGCCCGCTTCGCTCAGGGCGAACACGGTGACGCGCGTGGAGGCTTCGACGCGCTCAGGCTTGCCGATATGGTGGCTGCCGCACTTCGGGCAGACGGGTTTGAGGTCCGGCACGGTCGTGACGACGGTGAAGATGCGGCTCATGCGGTGGCTCCCTGTTGGATGCGTGATTGGTGCTTGGTGAATTCGCGCCTGATCTGGAACTTCAGGTTGGTCATGGCGCGGTAGTCCGAAGGCGTGCGCGAGATGGTGATCTTGAATTCGACGCCGAGCTTGCGGATGCGCAGCCGGTAGTGGCGCGACACCGTCATGTGCAGCACCTCGTAGCCTTCGGATTCCAGCAGGCGGAACAGGTCGCGTTCGTGCCGGTTCATGCGCGCACCTCCCTGCCTTCGGCCCATGCGATCCAGTCGCCGGCGGGCGTGCGGTTCCAGCGGCGGAATCCGGGCACCGGCTCCAGGATTCCGTAGTCGTCGCCCGCGTAGCAGCACTGCTGCTCCGCTGCGCGGAACGCGCGCCTGCTGATCGACAGGAATTCCGGGTGGTCGCCCATGCCCTTGGTGAGGGCCGCGCGCAGCGTGGTGGTCGCGGGGCGATAGCGCCCGGTCATGGTCACGGTGATGCGTTTCATGCGTCTTCCCCTTCGTCGGTGTTGGCTTCGTCCCAGAGGCGGCAGGCTTCGGTGTTCACATCGTCCACCTCGCTGTCGAAGGCGGCGACCGCCGCCTCGTCGTCGTCGTAGGCGAGCAGATCGATCTCGCGCCCGGTCACTTCGGCATCGCTGCCTTCGACAATGGAACCGACGCGCAGACTGCGCACGTTGCCGTTGTCGATGCCGTGCAACTCGTCGCAGTGCATCCATGTGCCGTCGTGCAGGCGCACCGACAGCCACGGGCCGCAGTCGTTGTACTTGTAGATCGTGCGGTACAGTTCCGCGACATTCGCGGCACCGCACTCGCGCAGGATGGCTTGCAGGTTGGCGAAGCAGATGTCGCCCGCTTCGCGGTTGCGCTCGTCGCGCAGATGGTCACCGAGCGTGGTCATGCTGCGCCCTCCCCCAGCGTCGGCACCGTCTGTTCCCAGCTGCCGGTCAGGATCAGGTGCGGATTGTTTTCGGTGCCGTCGCAGTCCA